AAGACAACGAACTTTGGCCCGGATGTAGAAGCAAAGATTGAGGTACTCATTCAGTATCGTGATTTACAAGACAATAATATTGTTTTGAGCGAGGGCGATTTTTTCTCTTATGACGACATGCTTTATGAGATTCTAACCTTTGTGAATGCTGGAAAGAATATCTTTGGTCTTGCAGAGTACAATGTGTCTTGGAAGATTACTGCGAAGGGATCACGCCTTGGTTTGTTGGGTATACCGAATCTGCCCGGTCCTAGACTATCCCCAGATGATGCTCAAAAAGTTTTCACACAACATCGTGGTCTTCCTGTTGACTCCACTGGCGAGGCCACAGGCGACACTAGAGAGATGCGTTTGCGTCTTGGACAGCACATGGCTCCGATTGCACTTGGGACAGGACCAAGAACCGTGGAGCCAAATGCAAACATTAACGGAGATTTCATTGAAGGTAAAGCGTCGTCGTTCAACAATGACCCACTTCCAGCGAAAAAAGGTATTTACGACGAGTGATATCATACTTATAATGTATGACTATAAGACAAACAACACCATTGGTCGAAGGTAAAGAGCAAGTCGATACTGGATATGACACAACCGGGAATGACCCATCTTCCTTTTATATTCCATCTTGCGGTATCGAAGACGTTGACACTGCAATGGTCAACTTGTTTGAAAATGAAATAAAATTCAAATCATATCAACAGTCTTCGGCTATCCAGAAGGAAATAAACGTCAAGAAGCCGTTTGTAATTTTTGCAACTGGAGAAAGGTTTGCGCTGGCCAAGAGACTGAAACCCTTTCGGGACCGGAACGGTCTTATATTATTACCAGCTGTTTCCATTCGGCGAACAACCATCGAACAACAGGGTGGAGATGTTTTTCTAGGAGAGATGACAATCAAGCGTAGGCTAGATGAGTCAGATGGCGATTATCAAAAGCTGATTAATCGTTTGGCTCTAAAAAACGTTGACAGTCTAATAGATACGACCCGATCAAATCGTGGCAAGGATAAAAACTTGCAATCAATTCGTGAAGGTATGTTGTTAGATGATCGTGGCCCACTCAAATCAGACCATGTATACGAGATTGTTTCCATACCGTTTCCACAGTTTTTTACGGCAACCTATGACGTTGTATTTTGGTCCAGTTATACTCAGCACATGAACTATATGATTGAAACGCTGTTAAGCAGTCAAATTGTTCCCGGTAAGGGCTTTTATTTGAAAACTGATAAGGGATATTGGTTCAATGCCTCTATTGATAACTCTCTTACCGCTCAAGATAATGCTGACGACATAACAGACTCCGAGCGGCTTATTAAGTACAGCTTTAAGATAACAGTTCGTGGTTTTCTTTTAGCGCCACAGGGACCGGGCCAGCGTGTGCCGTTCAAACGGTATCTATCTTCAGTCAACGTTGCCTTTGAAACCTATACCGCTGAAGGGGTGAGCATCAACGAGCAAACCGACGTGGATAACTTCAACCAAACCAAAAACGACCCAACAGAAGATAATCAATTCGTCCTTAGTGATATTCAGCAAGATACTAAGACACAACAGAAACCCCCAGAACTCGACAAGTATCTTTTTAAGCGAGAGTATCGGGATTATGATGGACAGCTAAAAGAAAAAACAATAAAGCAAATGTCCAACAATCAAAAGAAAGGCGAGACGGTTTATACTGCTTCTGATTTGAAAACACTGCTTACTTTTTTTAGCGATAGGTAATAAATAGGTGTTAGCATATATAGCGCACCATTTATGGCAATAAGGTTTCCAGCCTCTATTTATGCCGTAGACCTTACAGCCCATAAAGCGAGGAAAATAACATGCCAGAAACAGTACTAAAAGCCCCAAACTATTTTGATCGTGAGTTCGACCTAACAGAAAGAACAGTGCCAGTTGGTGGAATCCCTGCAACTATTATTGGTGGAGCTGTAAAAGGTCCAGCCTTTACCCCAGTTACCCTTGGGAGCTATACAGATTTCCAAGATAAGTTTGGGGCTCTTGACCCAAAGTATGTTGGTGGATACGGCGTCCAAAAGTTTCTTGATGCAAAAGGCCCACAGCTGGCCTCTGTAAACTATATCCGTGTTTTGGGTTGTGGCGCAAACTCTACAGCGGCACACATCTCAGAAACAGCTATAAGCGGAACAGTACTCAATGCCGGTACAAAGATCGTTGGAGATGGAACAGCTTTTACTTCTGGCGCACTTGAAGGGGTTGTCCAGTTTCTTGTTGCCAAGCACGCTGTTGCAGCAAACGAGTCATTTGGCTATCCAATGTTCAACGACAACAACAGCTACGATGTTAACGGCGTGGCACCAGACAGTGTAAACCTTGTACGTGCAGTGCTTTTCACAACAGTTGGTGCCCGATTCATTGTTGCTAGTGGCTCAGTCGCCCATACATATAACCCTGCAACAATCACTGCCGGAACAAACAACTATGAGTCAGCTTATGTCGGTACTGAAGGCCCGATGAAGGACTTGTTCAAACTTATTCTAAGCTCTTCAGCTGGCGTAAGCTTTGCCTCGGATGATAATCTCGCAGGACTAAGAATCTATTCAGCATCTCTAAATCCAACCAGCGACCAGTACATCGGCAAAATCCTCAATACAAACCCAGAAAACTTCGCAGAGAAAAAGCACCTCCTTTATCTTGATTATCCAGTAGATGCAGAAGTAGCTGCTCTCTCTTCAAGCCAAGTTAGTTCCTTGGAGCCAACGATTGCTGTGCTATCAGGCTCAAGTATTCAAAACTCACTTGGCCTTTCATTCGGTAGTGTGTTCGGCTATTATAACACCCGCTATCAAGCTCCTAAAACATCAAACTTTATTTCGCAACCATTCGGCGGGATTGAATATGACTTGTTCTATGTCGAGTCTATTGATGATGGTGAGTTCGCTAATAATCAATACAAGGTTAGCATCACTAACCTGTATGCATCGACTAATCCAAGTACACTGTATGGCAGCTTTACCTTGCTGGTGAGAGCCTTTGGTGATACCGATATCAGTCCACAGATTGTTGAATCATTTAGTAATCTATCACTTGACCCAGAAGCCGACAATTATATTGCCAAGGTGATCGGCGATAAAAAGAGCAGATTCAACTTTGATGCCATTGATTTATCTGACCGGGCATTAACTGTCAGTGGGAAATATGGAAACAGGAGCAAGTACATTCGTGTTGTTCCAAGTCCACAGCTAGAATCTGGTGAAGTACCAGAAAAGGCGCTGCCATTTGGTTTCCGTGGACATCAGATGTTGCTTACGAATACAAGTCTTACAGACCAAACTGGCTCAGCCAACATTCACATAACTGGTGTGTCGGCCAGTGCAGCGCCGGGTGGCTGCTCGCTTTCAGGATCTATTGTTCCACCAGTTCCATTCCGCTTCACGGTTAGTCGGAATAACCTTGCTACAAGCGGCACACCCGGCGCAGCCGGGGTACAAACAGTCGTTGACGGTCGTTTGTTTTGGGGAGTGAAGTTTGAAAGAAACAATCAAAACATTTTGAATGTAAACGTCAACGAAGGACAGAACAGCCTCCTTCAGAACTTTACCAAGTTCTCAGGTATAGAGAAGCTTGGTGTTCTAACAACAGGCTCAGCATCAGACTTGCTAAACAATAACAAGTTCAGCTTAGCAAACGTAGCCCTGCCAGTGTCATCGTTTGGTGCGCTTAACGCATCCTCGGTTCCTGCTGTTATGAAAGAGGCGGCGTATATCCGAAATGCCTCCCTAGATCTTACAACCTACAATGTATCAACTCCAGCAGCAGCAGCCGGTAGAATGACATTTGCTTCCCTGTTAAACGTAGCTAGTCCCATCGTATTCAACAACTATGCACAGTATGCTAAGTTCACTACCTTTATGCAGGGCGGCTGGAATGGTACAAATATCTTCGACAAACAAGCTTCGAGATTCACAGATCGTTCAACCTCCACTGAAGAAGGTGTCAATAGCACTTATGGTCTGGCGAATGCCTCTTACGTTTCTCCCGGTGCGCCCGCTGCTACAAACTACACAGGAACAGGAACAGACAACAGCAACGTTGCTGCATACCAAACTGCCATCACTATCGCCACAAATCCAAGCATCGCCAACAATAACATCTTGCTGGTTCCCGGCCAACGTGACCCACTTATTACCGACTATGCTTTGCAAAAGAATCTCGAATATGGCCTTTCCTTTTACCCAATGGACATTCAGCCATACGACCAGAACGGACAAGCGTCGGGTCGTATCTTCGATGGCGAAACGGGACGTTTTGTTTCGATTGCAAAAACCTCTGATGCTTTCGTAGCAAGAGCCGTCGATAACAATGCTGCTGCCTCTTACTTCCCAAGCGTTGTTGCTGAAGACACAGTAAACAATCGTAGAGTGACCCTCCCGGCTTCTATTGCTGCCATATCGGCTCTGAGCTATAATGATCGGGTTAAGTTTCCATGGTTCGCCCCAGCAGGGTTTGATCGTGGTTCACTTAGCTGGGCCATTCTTACTCAGATTCGTATCAATCAATCCGACAGAGACAAACTATCGGATGCCAACATCAATCCAATCGTCAAGTTCCCCGGCGCAAACTATGTGTTCTTCTCGCAAAACACAATGCAGCAAGCAGAAAGCGCATTGGAGAGCATCAATGTCAAACGCATGGTTCTTGAAGTAAAACGCCAAATGGTTGCCATTGGAAATCGTTTGCTATTCGAACAAAACAATCCAGCAATCCGTTCTCGTTTTGTAAACGAAGCGTCAATCGTCCTTGTTGGTGTTCAACTTCAACAAGGCATCGAGAAGTTTGCTGTTATTTGCGATGCAAGCAACAATACCGCAGAAGATGTAAACTCTAACCGACTAAACGCACAAATCAGAGTACTTCCAACTCGGGCAATCGAATATATCGTTATGGACTTCATTGTCCTACCGTCAGGAGTTCAACTTTAATTTGTAAAATGCCCCCTCCCTACTAACAGTCTAATTTAGGCTGAATAATCATAAGGAAAAACTGTTGCGGCGACGTAGCAGTTTTTTTTTATTCCGCTATTTATCGATAACACTCAATGTCTTTGGAGATTAAACAATGCCAGCTATTCCTTTACTAAGCCCCGGTACGACCATAAGCGAGACTGATATAAGCTCAACAACTACAAGAACACCTACTGGTATTCCTGGTTGTGTTATTTCGGCGACGAGCAAGGGTCCAGCCTTTGTTCCGCTAATGACAACAAACTTATCGGATTATGTTTCAGTATTTGGTGGACTCGACGCAAACACTCCGCTTGGTTATTTGTGTGCTCGGGAGTGGTTTTCAAACACCTCCGTTCCACTGCTCCAACTTCGTGTTCTTGGAGCAGGGGATGCCACACAACGCACTGCTAATGGCAGTGTGACCAGTGCTGGATTCGTGGTCGGTTCGCAAGAGCCAGTGCTATCAACTGGCGGTGGCTTGGGTGCTAACCCATTCGCTAATGCCACAGGCGTAACAGGAAGTGTCTATGTTCTAGGTTGTTTCATGAGTGAATCAACCGAATCAACAATCTTCTCTGATGCTGGCTTGCAAACGTCTGGACAAAATATCGCTGCGCCTATCGTTCGTGGTATATTATTTGCTCCATCGGGCGTAGTGCTACGGTTATCATCAGCAGGTGCCCCATCAAGCCCACCACTGGCAGCAACCATTGCAAGCGAGACAACCTACTTTGGATCGTTTACGGGCTCTGTTGACCTTTCTGGTGGCAAACAAGACTTCAAACTTTATCTAAATGGGCACAAAGGAACAGACCTACGTTATCCAAATGTTTACAGTTTGAGTTTTGATCCTACCAGCAGCGGTAGTTTTTTTCCAAATGTACTAAACACTGACCCTCTAAAACTTCAAGAAGCAGGCCATCTTCTTTATAGCTCTTTCAACATGTACTCTGCCTTTGCCGCCCCAACTGGCTCTGGTATCATTGATGCAGCTTCGGGCTCAGCTTACGGTACAGGAATCCAAAACATTGCGTTCTTGCTTCCAAGCTCGGGTTCTGGTGCTAAGCATACCTCAAACCTGAACTCTGCCATCACACCAAACATGGAAGGGTTCAACGATCGTTACGGGCATGCATTCTCTCCTTGGGTTATCTCACAAGGATTCGGCGGAAACCCAGTGGAACTTTTCAAACTCCATCACTTGTCCGATGGCGAAGTTTCCAACAACGACGTAAAAATTTCGATTCTAAACATCAAGCCAAGTACCGACACTCAGCCTTATGGTTCTTTTGATTTGCTAGTACGCCCAATGTCCGACCGAGACGAAGTTGGTGCTTTGAGAGCGATAGAAACCTTTACAAACCTATCCCTTGATCCAACTTCGCCAAACTA